AGAAAACTAAAGAATACTTATTCAGTAATTAGTCTTTAAAAACTCTATTCATTGTCTCAATGAATTCATTATGTTCAGTTGGCTTAGCTTTATAGAAGTCTTTTATCCATTGCTCAAAAAGCTCAAGCGTGTCTTGGATAGCTTGTTCTTGAGTATTCGAGTCACCCGACTCTTCATTTTGTTTCATAAACTTTTCGGAAAGTCTCCAATGATCATCAATGTTATTTAATAGGTATTCTTTAAAAGTAGTTTCTTTTTTCATTATTTATCCCTTTATTCAGTAATTAGCTTATCAATTATTTTATGCGAGTATATGCTGAACCTATCTAGGTTACTAAATTTTACCCTATAGAATCCTGACAAATCATCATTGTTGTAGTCACATTCATCTTCTAAAGGTATTATTGTAGTTATTAGATCAGTATTTATATATATTGCATCCTTAGATATCATTAAGTAATCTAAGGCACTATGTGTCACACTCTCGGTCAAATTAACTTTGATAAACATGATTAACCCCTTTCATTACAGGCTTATAGACGTTGTTATCAAGCTCTATAAGCTCATGTTCTAATAAATATGACTCACTAAAGGTATAACTTGCCACTGACCAACTATCACCATATTTAGCCCTAAATCTATCCTTAACCAAGTCTCTATTAATCGGGTAGTTAGTTCTTACAGTCTTAAGTAAATCATTTTTAAATATATTAAATCGGTCTAACATGATGGCATTTCTCCTGTAATTTCATAATATTCACACTTATAAGCTTCATCTATTCTCGAATCGTATAGCTTTCTTTCCATCTTTTCACGGTGTAGAGCTTTCTTTTCAGCCCTTGACCATAGTATCTGTTCTATTTCTTCCCTATAATCACTGTAATCGTGACTAGCACATGCACTAAGGCAATTATTATCCAGTATATTCTTTAGTATTCTAGTCGGTATAAACTGTATCTTATTACTTTCCATTGTTATATCTCCGTTTCTTTTGCCATTCTTCTAGCCGTTTCTAATACGTCAAAACCATCAATGTATAATAAATCTTTTCCATCATTCATAGTTGCAACACTATCAAGTACATAATTAGCCGCTGTTACCCTCCATTCCACTAGGTCACTGACTAGCCTACGATTATTGCTTTGAGGTTTATGTATACTTGTCATTATTCTATTTTGGTCTGATCGTGATTCCATATAATGTTTTATAATTGCAGTCTCTTTATAGTCATAGCTTGGTACTGTGCATCTATTAGTTTTATGGCTAGATTTACCCCAACCACTCATAAATGTATCGGTACTGTTAACCCATTCTTTAGGAAGTGACTCGTATTTAGCGTTAAGTTGTTCAATCTTTTGTAATCTTTCTAAGTTTTTTTCCATTGTTGTTAATCCTTTTGTTAATTAGTTGTTAATATTTACCATGAATAGCAGTAATGAGTACCATCATCTTCTACCCATGAGAACAAGAAATCATCTTCTATATTGTCATAGTTATGAGCTTCACTAGGTTCAACTATTTCAGCATTAATAGCGTAGGTATCAGCCAAACGCTTAACGCATATAATATCGCTAGTCTTAACGCCTACATCTTCTAAAAGCAGAGCCATAGAATCCATTTCAGCGAATGACATAGTTCGGCTAAAATCACTTACTCTATTTGCAATACGCTCCACTAGGTCTTGAGCTTGTTCAAATGTTAAATAATTAATTGTTTCGTTTTCCATGTTGTTAATCTCCTCTTTGTTTAATCAGTTGTTATTTAATAAGTTCAGTAAGTCTTAATATCCAATTATCTTTATCAATCTCGAAAAGACTTATCGAAGTAGTCTTTGCATATTTATCGTCTCTATCCCATTCCTCAAACATGATAGGGTATAAGGCATGCTTAGATAGTTTAGAACTGAACTCTAAATAAGATATAGATGATTTATTGTCTTTAGATATACTATGTCCAGTTTGGGTAAATAGAGTAGATTCACCGTTTATATCTAAAGTTATTGTTAGTTGTTTGTTAGTCATGTTGTTAATCTCTCTTTTGTTCAATCTGTTGTTATTTAATAATTGGGTCATAAGCTACTGTATCAATCATAAAATAAGTGGCTACTACTGCTGATAGTATGAATAATACTTTGAATAGTATAAATGGTGTCACTATTGCTACGGTAACCATTGCAATGATTAATAGTGTGAATGATAAGATGATAGTTAAGTTTTCCATGTTGTTAATCCTTTTGTTTAATCTGTTATTGTGTAACGTTAAAAGGATAATATAGGTTAGTGTCTAGTTAGTCAATAGTTATTTTGCATTTATTTTAAAAAAAGTGTACTTTATATGTATGAGTAAAATAACTAAGTATAATTCAAATACAAGATCGTTTATAATTAAAGAGTTAGGTAATGGTAGTTCAAGGGTATCGGTAGCTAATCAATTAGGTATATCAATACATACTCTTAATCGTTGGTGTTCTATTTATAAGTTACAACAGTATATAGATAAAGAGAGAAGTAATAGTATTAGCGAAGCAATTGAACAAGGTTTACTGGAACTATCTAAGGGATATGAAACTACTGAAGTTACAAAAGAGTATATAAAGAAAGAGATTGATCCAGATACTAATGAAGATATAGAGATTAAGTACAAAGTTAAGAAGTATAGAGTATCTCCTAACATGAAAGCTATACAAGTATTAGCTAATAAGTACAATAAAGACTTCGGTAATAAAGAGAGTAAAGAGTTTAATGTGAATATATTAAATGTAGATAGTGATTCGATGTCATTGAGGGAACTACAAGAACTCTCCAACCCAATTGAAACATATGAAGTAGATTATAAAGAGTTAACAGACGATGGTAACGTATTGGAATCATTAGGATATGAAGAGGTAAGTAGCTGTAATGACGATGAAGTTATTGAGATTGATGCTGATGATTTAGTTAGTAGTGACTTAGATACCCCCCTAGAAGAGATAGAATAGGAATATGAATAAGTACAACCCACATATAAATTTTTATGAAAATTCCACTGAAAGTGGTTGTCTTTTTAGACACAACCCTAACCTGATAAACTAAGGTTCAACTATGATCAACATATATAGAAAAGATAGTAATATAAAGCTTAACAGATTTCTTAATTCTGATGAAATGGATTGTCAGTGTAGTTATGAAGATTGTTGTTTTACCTATATAGAGGAAAAAGCGGCATTTGCTTTTCATCAAGTACGGTCATTTGTAAGTATGCCATTGAATGTTAATAGTGGGCATAGGTGCCAGAGACATAACAAGGATGTAGGTGGTATCAAAGATAGTAAACATTTGATAGGTCATGCAATAGATATTAAGATACCAAAAGATATAATGGATATTCCGGAGGAAGTGGATTATTTAATAGAGATGTGCGAGACGTTTTTTGATGTAGCTATACATTATAAAGATATGGGTTTTATCCATTGCCACATTAACCCTGAAACAGAGGAAATAGAACAATGACAAAGAAAGAATTAGTAGCGAAATTAAAAGAGCTAGGACTTAAAGGAAATACTCAAGAATCTAAGAAGGTATTAGAGGCTAGATTAGAGGAAGCTACAGTGAAAACAGTAGAAGTGGTAGATAGAATGAAGGAAATGGAAAATTTATCGGAGAGTTTAGTAAAGGCAACTAAACTAATTATGATTTCCACTCCTAAAAGAACGTATATAGGCAGACATCCTATAACTGGCGAAGAGTTATATAAGTAGATATGACTACTAAAGCTCTAATAAGTCCTGAATTAAGGAAGCGTAAAGAGGACTTTAAGAAGTTCCAGCTTGCCCTTGAGTCAGATTTCCATAAAGTATGGTGTCCTCATGGTGGGCAGCTACCTATTGCTAAAGATTTATTAAGAGATTTTAAGAGATATGTATTTTTACAGTGTGGTCGTAAGTTCGGTAAGACCGAATTTTGTATATATACGATGTATATGTTCGCTATATTGTTCCCTAACTCCCAAATTTACTATATTGCCGATACTATGAAACATGCGGGCGAGCTAGTTTGGAAAAACCGTAGATTGCCGGACTTTTTTAAGTCATTAAAGCGTAGAAGAGGCGAATCTAATGAGGAATTTCAGCTCAGACGTAAGATTGGACTAGCTCTGCACCATAAATATGTAGAAAAAGCCAATGAGTCTGAAATGAGGGTATATTTTAAGAACGGAAGCTTTATAAAAGTCGATGGTGCGGAAAACTACGCCAATGCCGATGGTATTGAGCCTTCATTTATGGTTTATGATGAATTTAAGTCACATGATCCTAGATTTAATGAGGCTATGGAGCCGAACTTAAAAGTACATAAAGCACCATTGCTTATAGTTGGTACTCCGCCAGAAGAATTAGGTACATATTACGAAAAGATAGCTAATTCGGTTAAAAAGATGACTTACGGAGAGTTTTATAAGCGTCCGTCTTATATGAACCCAGTAATGTATCCTGCAGGTATCCACGATCCTGATTTTATAGAAGAAAAACAGAAATACCTTGATAGAGGGGATGATGATGTCTTTGAACGAGAATATATGGCGGAAATTGTGGTATCGGGTAGTAAGGCTATCTTCCCTGTACTTGAGTTGCCAAAATATGATTATGCAGCTGAGAAATATATTGGTCACTCTAAACACGTTAGACCTCACCACGAGCTACTGGACGAAATTAAGCGTACCCCGAAAGATTGGGACTTCCATAGTGTATTTGACGCTGGTACTGTTACTTGCTTTGCTGTACTTCATGCTGCGGTTAATAAGTATGATAAGCGAGTTGTACTTTTGGATGAAATATACGAAACCGATCAGCGTCAGACATCTACTAGGCAAATTTACCCAAGATCGGTAGCTCAGCAGAAAGAGATATATGATTACAAGCCGTATTGGACTGAAACTTACGATAATGCCGCTGCATGGTTCTTCAATGAAGTACAACATGCGTATGGCGAGAATATGTTTCCTTGTACTAAGGATTTGAAGAATAAAGAAGCTAAATTAGGGCAGATTAAAGATTTATTGATATGGGGGAAGCTGCTTATATCGGATAAATGTATTAAAATGCTATGGGAAATGGTCAATTACCGTAAAGACGAGAATGGCAAGATACCTAAAGAGGACGATCACCTTATCGATTGTCTTAGGTATCTACTAAATGCATGTCATTATGACTTTAACGGTGTAGAACGTATGGTTATGTTAGAGGATGATCGCAGAGGTCATGCGTTGACATTTGATAGAAGTGTGAGGGAAACTTTAAACAAGGATAGAGACATTGAGGACTTTTATAGAAGGTATTCTCAAGTCTTGCCGGAGGAAGATTATGATTATTAGTGTAGAAGTGGTGGTATGGTGTACCGTACTATCTGTTTTAGCGGTATTGGTGTCGTCAATTACTGCAATTTTTTCAATTATGGCTTATAGTAGAGTGGTAGGGTTAGAGAAATCTACTCACCAGATACAATATGTGCCTTTAGATCAGCCAAAAACTGGCGAAGATTTGGATAAATCGATGTACGACGCATTCGGGTATAAAGAAGAACAAGAAGACTACATAGGATAATATTATGGCAATAGAAACATTTGACGATTTTAATAGCTCTTATCAGGTATCGGACCAATCAGAGGTAAAGCCCTTTGCATTTAGAGAAGATACTACTGAAAAAGGGACATTAGAATGGCTTAAAAAGAATTTTGATGATTTAGAGCAGCGATCTCAGAGTAGAATTACTAGCTATCAGCGTTGGTCAATGATGTATAAAGGCATTCAATGGCGAAGGATGGAAGCAAACGAAGGTCGTAGAGATAAAGAGTTTAATAGCAAGAAGCCTCGTATGGTTAATAATTTTATTTATGAATTTATTAGCTCTAGGGTTAGTCAATGCGCTAAGTTCGGAACAAATTTTACCTGTATTCCTTGGAATGGGGAAGGTTCGGATATTAACAATGCCGAGTCATGCGATAAACTGCTTCGAGCTAGAGCAGACGTTATAGATTTTGACCATGTTCAAAGAGACGCAGATAAGATCAAGTATAAATATGGAAATGTTGCCCTATATGTAGGTTGGGACAAGTCGGAAGGACCTATCCACCCTGCCAAAACAGAATTAGATAGGCTAAAGAAAGGTAAAGTACCGGCTGAGATAATGAGCCGTATTAAGAAGATCGAAAAGTCTCTTAAAGGCAAAGATATCCATATCGGTGATGTATGTGTAAGAGCAGTAGCACCAGATAGACTATTTCCAGAGAAAGATAAAGAGACTTGGAGCAAGGTAGACTATATTGACGAAGTAGATTGGGAGCATTCAGCTAAGTTAAAGATGGATTACCCTAATAAGAAGAAAGATATTAAAGATAATCAGCGTAATTACTATAATTACTCTACACATGAGGTATCAAAGCCTAAAGACCTTATTATGGTTAGGCATTTTTGGCATAAGCCTACTAAATACCTACCTCAAGGTGCGTATATTAAATATACTGACGATGTAATACTAGAATGGAATGACTTTCCATATACTCACGCTAATCTGCCGTATGTATTTGATGATGATATGGATGTTGAGAGAGAACTTTGGGCAAGACCGGCAATCAGTCAGATCGAGCAGATGCAAAGACACTATAACAATATCGATTCATCTATTGCTAGAGATTTAGGTGTTGGTTCAGCTCCTAAGTGGATGGTTCCTAAAGGAGCAGCAGATTTCAGGTCAATGAATAACGATTTCACTATTGTAGAGTTTTCTGGACCTATGGCACCACAGCTAGTTAAGAATAACCCAGTATCGGGCGACTCTATCGCGGTTCAAGATAGAATCGAGCGTAGAATGTCTAAACTTATGAAGGTATATGACATTTCAAGAGGGGAAGTTCCTGTCGGTATTACTGCTAACTCTGCATTGAGGTTTTTAGATGAACAAGAATCACAGATACTAGCAGACGACGAGAAGAAAAGAAAAAGAAGAATTATCGATACATATAAGCAGATGATACAGCTAATGGCACAATACTATATGCCGGAAGATGGTAGAACTGTTAGAACTTTAGGTAAAGATAACGATATTAACATTGAAACATTGAAAGATGCTGACTTTACGCAAGTATATGACGTACAATTTCAAAATACTTCTGCTTTACCTGATACTAAGACAGGTAAGATTGCATCAATCGTAGATTTAAACATGGCGACACAAACCGATCCAGTATTCGGTAAAGCAGAAGTTATCCAATATTTAGACTTAGGTTTAGATGATATGTATGTGGATCAAGCCACCATAGCTCTTAAGGCAGCGCAGTCTGCTATTGAAGATATGTCAAAAGGTAAACCGGTACCGGAGCCTCAGATGTATGATGACTTGATGGTTCACTATACATCATTCTTTAGACACATTCAATCTTATAGGTTTAAGACTAAGGTGCAGCCAGAGGTTCAACAGCAATTCTTTAACCATATAACTACTATTGAATACTTACTATTTGAAAAGAGTAAGACTAATCAGAAGTTAATGGCTGAGATTATGAACCTTGACTATTATCCGGCATTTTTTGTACTTCCTGAACTTCCACCGGCTCCAATGCCAGTAGAGGGAGAAGAAGGTGGACTAGACTCAAGCGGAATGAAGAATACAGAAAAAGATATAGAAGGCGCAAGAGAACAAGAACAAGCTAATCAATCATAGGAGGAAAACATGACTGAACAAGCAGAAGCGGTAGAGGCAGAAACATTTGAGTCGGACTTCGCAAGTCCGGATGGGGCATTAGACACATTTGACGAAGGACCTTATACTCAAGATACAGGCGAGACTCAGGTAGAGTCTTTTGACGAGCAAGGAAGTGTAGATGGGGTTAGTACAGACTCTCAAGTTAATCAACTTGAAGAAAAAGAAGAAGTCATCGAAGCGAAGGAAGAGGAACAAGCTACAGATTCAGAAGAAGAGGATGCAGAATCAGATAAAGATGATTCAGAGGCAGCTAAACAATCTGATGATGGAGACAAGGCGGAGAAACTACCTGAAAAAGAAGATGGAGACGCTGACGTTAAGACTCTCAAAGCTTTCAGAGACGGAAAAGCCTACGAAATCCCACAAGACGCAGAAATAAAGGTAAAGATTGACGGTAAAAATGTTAAGGTTCCTTTATCTGAGTTAAGAGATAACTATAGTGGTAAAGTAGCGTATGATGAAAAGTTCTCTTCACTCAATGAAGAGGTAAAGCAGTATAAAGAGGAAAAGACTCAATATACTTCTGAAAGACAAGCATTACAAGACGATATGGTTCAGGTTAGGCAATTAGCCGAGAAAGGTTTAAAGGGAGAAGAGTCTCCATTAGCTTTCATGGAAAAAATGCTTGATTTTATGAAGATTGACTCTTATGATTACAATAGGGCATTGCGTGAATACATGTCTGAGGAAGTTAATCTATTAAACCAGTTAGCTCCTGAGCAGAGAGAAGCGTATTATATCCAATTAAAGAATGAACACCTTGCAAAACAGCAAGAGTCCTTAACAGCAAGACTAGAGACTGAGCAGACCCGAGCGGAACTCAATCAAAAGTTAAGTGGATTAAGGGAGGCTCATGGCGTTAGTGAAGATGTTTATAATGGTGCTTATGGCGAACTTAGTGAAATGGGTTATGAAAACCTACAGCCGGAGCAGATTATAGACTACGCTACAACGAAGCCTTTAGTCGAATCCGCAAAATCACTTTTAGACCCATACACAGAGCGATTAGACGATAGCGATACCGAAGGTTACGTTAGAGAAATAGTAGGACTATTCAAAGACGGAGCTGACGAACAAGAGATCGCGGAACTACTGGCTCAAGAACTAAAAACAGAGGAACTGGTTAAGGTTATTGAAGAGAAAGTGGGCAAAGCTCCAAAAGCTTCAACGGCTAAAAAGAAAGCAGTACCTCAAAACAATATCGAGTCGTTTGACGATTTTGATTTTGGAAACAATTATTATTAATTTGACTAAATAGGAGACAATTATGTCATTAGCAAGTCCTCAGTTTAATTTAGCTGACCAAACTAATCTTTTTAAGATTAACTATTACAAAAAATCAGAGAACATGTATAACTCTGAAAACGCTCTACAAGGTCGTGTAAAGAAAAGATACGATTTCGTAGGTAAGCAAAAATTCGTAGCTACTCCATTATCTTTTAGTGGTGGTGTTGGTTCAGGTGTTTTACCTAAATCAAACGCTGGTAGATATGAAGGTGCTGTTATTATCGCTAAGCGTGTATATGCTACATGTGAAGTAGAAAGAGAGGCAATCAAAGCTTCTGCTAACGATTCAGGTGCTTTCGTAAGAGCTACTAAAGAGACAGTTCAAAAAACTGTTGAGTCTTACATGAGAAACGTATCAAGAATCCTTTTCGGAGACGGTTCTGCGGTTCTTGGTAGAGGTGACGGTATCGCTATTGTTACTGGTGCAGGTTCTATGGCTTCTCCATACAAGATAATTATCAGTGAAGAGTCTTGGAAAGAGGCTAACTTTGAAGAGAAAGATTACGTTCAGTATGTTTCTGGTATGCCGGCATGGCCATTAAACTTTGGTGGTACAGCAGAAGGTGGACAATCAGATACTAACTTACTTGAAATCGTAAGTGTTTACCCAGAAGCAAGAGAAATCGAATTAGTAGGTACTTCTACAGCTCTTCAAGCTCTAGTAGCTGGTGGTGCAGTAATGCCTGCAACTGACGGTTTATGTTTACAAAAATCATACGAGCAAGACCCTATCGGTCTTAAGACTATCTTTGACGCTGCTGTTAATGGTATCGCTGGTGCTGATCTAGTATATAACATTCCTACTCAAAGAAGATGGATGGCTAAGTTAGAAGATGCTCAAGAAATGGGTTTATCTACTGACCTTATTAACAAGCTTATGCTTCAAATTAAAAAGCAGTTTGGTAAATCACCTAACATGCTTATGGTTGGATTTGAGCAGTACAGAAACATGCTTGCTCTTCTTGAAGATCAAAAAGTATATAACCTTCCTAACAGAAACCTTAAAGGTCACATGGGATTTGAAGGTGTTGAATATGTTGGAGCTGGCGGTGTAAAAATCGGTATCTTCCTAGACAGATTTGCTGACAAAGACAAGGTATATGCAATCAATGATAACTTCATCGAATGTCACCACAGACCAGGATTTGGTTGGTTTGACGATGATGGAACTGTATTCCTAAGACTTCAAAATGAAGATGCTTACGGTGCAAGATATGGTGGATATTACCAAAACTTTATCACTCCTACACCGCATGGTTTTTTACATAATCTAGCAGTTTAGTAGTTTTCCTCGGGGGAGAGTTTAGGCTCTCCCTTTTAATTATAAGGCACCGGATAAGCCTAAAACCGCGGAGATATTATGAATAAAGGTATGAGTAGAAGTATTAAGACTTCACAAATTAAAATGAGAAAGCTTCACATCGTTCTTGATGGTACAGCAGCAACTCCTGTTGTTTCTGGATTTGATGCAGGGCAGATTAAAGAAGTTATCGACAATGGTGTAGGTTCTTACACTATCGTATTAAAAAGACCTTTCAACAAAGAAAACAAGCACAAAGCTATGGCAATGGTTACGGCTATCAGTCAAAGTGTTGTTCCTGCTTGTACTGCTGTTGATTTTGATAGAGTTACTATCGATGTAGAAGATACATCAGGTGGGGCTATCGACGCTCAACTAATGATTGAAATTATCGGTTGCGATCATAGATTTAATTATTAATAATAATAGTGTAGAAATCTTTAAGGGAGTTTAGGCTCCCTTTTATTTTGGTTAATAAAAATTTAATATAAATTATAGTAGATGCGACTTACTATTAGGACATGGCAATGCAAGAAATAATTAACTACACTAATCCTCAAGACTTCACATTTGACACTACTAAAGTAGAGATAGACTCAAACGGGGCTAGGTTAAAGAAACTTATACCTAACGCTACTTTTGTTCAGTCTTTTAAAGTTACTAGTGACGCAGACTATCCGGCAACAGCAATTCTCGATCCAACATTAAATAATGGGATTAGTGGAATAAGGGTTGTCCGTTTTGCCGATTTTTCCGGAACTAACAAAAACATAACTTACAACTTGTCCGGAGCCACCCCTCTACAGAAAGGAACGATACAATTTAAGTACATGCCTTTGTATAGCGGTAGTCCTGCCGAGAGACAATATCTTGTAAATCAGTCTGGAAACATTATAGTACAACATGCATTTAATGGTAATTTGGAATATAAAGTATTTAATGGAAGTGGTGTTGCTATGGAGATTCTATTTCCTTGGAGTCCTGACGCTAATGTTTTAT